GGGATCCGTTCCTAACGGAGCATCTATATCCTTCTCGGATATAGGAATCAACACTTTCGTGTTGTTGCGAGACAAGATCATCGGAAATGGGAACGCATTTCCTTTGTCACACTACCCACACCTCCCTAACGGGGAAAGGGTACATCACCTAATCGGTGGTATCGGACCGTGATCAAATCGGTCCTAGAAAACACAAGTTTTCAACGCACGTTCTTCGTAACCCTACCTTTACCTTTCGGTCTCTCGACCTTTGGTTTCGGTTTGGTTACTGCCTTCTGCACATCGGCAGTCGGTAAATCCTTCGGACTAATCCCAAAAAGGGATTGAAGACATCTCGTCTTCGATGAAAAAATCGTCCTAAAAGCCAACATACCCCCTTCTACAAAGTATGTATGTTTTCGGAGATACCTATGAGAAATGTAATCTCGCATGGTCGAAACTATGAAATAGTTATCGAAATACCAAAGTAGATCTAACCATGATTCGTACCATGCATCAAAGATTTCTGGTTTCATGTCTTTGACACCCAGCTTAATGAAAAGCTTTAATGCATTAGGTACTGCGACTACTTTCTTTCCACCATCCAGCGTCGGAACCAAGCAAAGAAATTTACTACATACGAACGGCATGTTATGAGGAAATTTCGCTTCGAAATTAAACAATGTTGTGAATTGGAATTCATTGGTTCGGTCTAAGGGTTTTAAAGATCCTATGAGACTGTCGTCTCCAGAAGCCACCACAAACGTGATGTTCGGATCTAACAAATCGTACAGGTACGCAAGTGCAGAGAGGGTAATAATAGTATTACCCAAATAGGTACAAGCATCTCCTGTCCTTCGTTGATAATCAACTGAGAAACCCAAGCCACATATTCCATCACGGATATGTGACACCTCATGACTCCCAAACCACATTTGTAAAAATTCTCTCGGAGCTCCTAAAGCTGTGAAAATGTGGAACTGAATAAGATGATGTAACCTTTGCTGGGACTTATCGAACTTAGAAAAATCAATCTCTTTAAATTCCTTCGTCATTTCGAAAGCAAAAGGATCGATCGAAAACAACTGGTGGTATTTACCACTCGGAATTGTGATTTTATCGTTCAAACAAAGTAATAATCGGTTAGCCATCATCAGGAAAATCGGAGATGTGCTCATAACTTTCCCTTTATCGTGGTAAGTTATAGTAGCAGCTAATGGTCGTTCGAAAAGACAAGACGTATCCTCAACTGGTTTCAATTGTGTCTTTATCATGTGTCTGTACTTATCCATCGACACTAAGGCACAAGGATCGACGAAAGCATTTTCGGGTATTTTTTTTCCAATCAAGTACTGTTCAAAATAACCTTTTTCCCCTTCGGAAATATACCCTGGGAATTGAGCCAATTTATTCGGATCAAGAACGGTGTTAATGAACCTATTGGCGATCTTCCGAGCTTCTTCGTCTTCAAGAAGAACCTGTTGTAAATTCGGAACGTTCAAGTTTCTTTTCTTAACCGCTAGAGCAGCTTCGCGAAATGTCGGTACTCTTTTCGAAATAGCACCAGTGTTCAGTTTCGATTGAAGATTTTTAGAGGGTTTCGTCCAATCTCTGAAAACACTAGTGTCTATGGACACTCTATCAAGCTCGAGTGCCACACCAGAAGTCTCGACTAATTCTTGAAAGAAACTATCGTCGAGATCGGCCACGCCTGGTAGGAGTTCATCAACCGCACTTTGAATCAACTCCATCGGCATGTGCCTGACAGGCAAAGTAACTAACTCACCACAATGTGGAACTTCCATCATCGGAAGATACATCGCAAGTGACGTCCAATCGTTACGAGCCAAAACATGCTCATGGTGTTCTAAGAGTCCTGCGAAAGGATCTACTCTAATCTCCTTGACAAGCAACAATTGATTCGTCTCAAAAGGGAGAACTTCTGGAACCATCGTGTTCGGTCGTTCGACCAATTTTAACATTTTGTTCCCTATGCATGGTCGTACGTCATCGTACTTATGCATATCGAAGTCTTCAGAAACTTCATCATCTGCCCAATTTGTTGCAGTCTGTGAAACGACCACCATGGACATCGGTGGTTTCACCTCTTCGACTACCTCGTCAGAAGTGCTCGGTGATTCGAATGATTCGGGCCGCTCAGTCAACGACCCTTCATTCACGAAGTCTTCGGTGACACCTCCTGTCGGTTCACTCTCAAGCTCGACTTCATCGACTGGAGTATATGGTTCGAGGACTGAAGAGTCTATCTCGACAACGAAGTCCTCATCATTATAACCATAATAAGAGTCATTCGCATAAATATCTGCGAATGTCACCCGTTCTTCAACTTCGAACAGGTACTGCCAGTCTCTCTCTTCTAAATCGAAGAGTTGACGCCACCTATCTTCAACGAAAGGGGCAAACTCAGTATCCAAGAATTGGTTAAAGATTCTTTCGAAGTGAGGTCGGAAAAACACAGCGAGTGCTAATCCTGTCACTAAATCAGTGACTTTCTTCTTCGAATCCCTCAATTCTTCTGCTTCTCTATTCAATCTCTGCATCTCGATGAAATCGCGTTGAAAATCGCTAACATCTGCATTCGAAGAGAAAAAGCTGGTATCTGAGAGAAGGGACACAAATTCCATCTGAATCGGAATGAGATATCTAAATCGATATCAAGAAATCGTGAAATCACTTCACTGAGAGCTTGGAAAGAAAGTTTTACAAATGTGGTTTGGGAGTCATGAGGTGTCACATATCCGTGATGGAATATGTGGTTTGGG